TTGGAGGCTTTGTACAATTATTTACGTGGAGAGGACTTTGCGGAAATATACAGCTCACCCATATTGGATAGGAATGGTGATGAGTAAATAAATATTTATCCACTAGTAAATATATTAGAAACAAACAAAACAGCGACGGCGTTTTTCGTGCTTTAGAAATAGAGGGCAAAAACGACGACCGGGAAAGTCAGTGTGATCTTAACAGGTCATATCACGGAGACAGAGTGATAAACTCTGCTGACATGAGAAAGTTATATAGGGATATATCATTATTACGGTATAATGATATAGCGAGGGAATTAGCAAATGAGACGGATTTTAAACCACAGTCAGGTACTACAGCTGATGTGAGTATTATGAAACTTGCTAATGATACTGGTCATCAGAATGTTGATTTTGGTGATCAAATGGACCCATATATGTATGCAGTTGAAGAAACTATTGATCCAACACGTAAGTTAATGGATTCAGATGATGCTTCACTGGGTAATTTTCTTTCTCGTCCAGTTAAAATTGGTGAATATGAATGGGGAACAGGTACATCTTTGTTCGCTACATTAAATCCTTGGCAATTATATTTGCAAAATGCTAGAGTGATTAATCGTGTGAATAATTTCAATTTGCTTCGTGCAAAATTGAATGTTAAGATAGTTATTAATGGTAATGGTTTCTTGTATGGTAGAGCTTTAGCTAGTTATTTACCATTTGCAAGTAAAGATGCATTGTCACAAAATCGGGCTTTAGTGCTCGAGGATGTAGTACAGGCAACGCAACAACCTCATGTATTTTTAGATCCAACCTTATCAACAGGTGGAAGCATGAAGTTGCCATTTTATCATTATAAGAATTATTTAGATGCGCCTATATCAGAATGGGGAGAATTAGGAGAGATTACAGTTCGATCCATTAATCCTTTGAAACATGCCAATGGTGCTACTGATCAAGTAACTGTAACATTGTTTGCTTGGTTAGAAGATGTATCCATGGCTGTATTGACAGG